GAAAATATAAAAAAACGTTACCAAAATACTGGTAAAAATACACCATCAGTTGCACTAATGAACTATCAAAAAATGTTTGATAAACCTTCTAATAGTGAATGCGAATTAGTAATCATCTAATTTAATTATTTTAAACCAATATGGTAATATTATTTTTAAACGTTTATTAATATAGAAAATAATTAATATTACTATTTTCACCGGTAAATTGACTATTTAATTAAAAATGTGTAAATAAATTTGTTGTTTATTTAATTAAAAATAATTTGTTATAATATTTGATTCTAAATTTTTTGTTTTTTGCTATACTCTATAACAGCGCTTAGTTAGAGTAGGCGAGACCTCCCATACCGGACATGACACGGAGGACGTTGTAGTTGGTGGCGTAGATACGGGCACGAACGGGTGTACCAACAGAACCAGTGGTAACGTTAAGGACAGCGGAATCGATACGTGAGAAGTTGAGGGTACCGGAAGGCTGGTGCTCCTCAGGCTTGAGGGCGAAGGAGTAAACGTTAATGTTCTTGTCATTGGGAATTTTCTCGTGGTGCTGGTAAGGCTGGACGTGGGTGAAGTATGTACCAGCACGGGTAGCAAAGGGGTCGTGACCGTTGAGCTGAAGCTTGGCATCAGCAATAGCCTCATAGTCACCTACGAAAGAACCGGAACCCTGAGTAACCCAGACAAGTTCCTTAACGGGGTGGTTGAAGTTAAGTTTGATCTTGTTGGAAGCATTAGAAGTTACAGTCTCCTCACCAGTGAACTGAAGCTGCTCAATGAGGTACTCGTGGGAGAGCTGAGCGAAACGGCGACGCTCGTCGGTATCAAGGAAGATGTAATCAACCCAGAGAGAAGTAGTACCCATAGTACCGGCAGTTATTCCAGCATTAGCTGCGGAATCAAACTCAATATTGACCTTAACCTCGTGGTACTGAAGAGCAATGAGAGGAAGGGCAAGTCCGGGGTTGCGGCAGAACCAGAATTCAAGAGGAATGTAGAGAGTGCTTGTAGTATTTTGAGTGAAAGAAGCACCTACCATAGTATTATAACCAGCAGTCTTTCCGGAAGGAAGAGAAAGTTCGTTCCAGATGTACATCCAGTCACCGTACTGCTTATCAATGCGCTGACCACCAATTTCAAGCTCAACATTCTTAATTAAGTTAAGACCAACGTTGGTTCCTGCACCGGTATCTCCTTCAGTAATAGTAGCCTGGAGGTACATGCGGTGGATGAGATCACCATTGCGGGAGATCTGGCAGGTAACACGGCGTCCGAAATCAGCGGTTCCGTTGAAGGTCTGCTCAATAGACTCCATGGAGAAGTTAGTGTGGCGGCGGTAGACAACCTTGAAGAAGGTAATCTGGGGATTACCGGTAAGGTAAACGTCTTGAGCTCCGTATGCGACAAGTTGTAAAAGTCCTCCTCCCATTGTGTGTTTGTATACAATAAGCAAAGAAAAAAATTTTATCTAAAATTAACGCGAAAAATAAAATTGTAAATAAGATTCAATATATTCTCTAAACTTAGTTGGAATAAGCAAGTCCTCCCATACCAGACATAACACGAAGGACATTGTAGTTAACAGCGTAAACACGCATACGATCAGCACCAGAAGCAGCTGTTACGTTAAGAACAGCGGAATCTATGCGAGAGAAGTTAAGAGTTCCAGAAGGCTGGTGCTCCTCAGGCTTGAGTGCGAAAGAGTAAACATTAATTCCAGTAGCAGATGGAATGTTCTCGTGGTGCTGGTAAGGCTGAACAAGAGAGAAGTAATCACCCTCACGCTCAGCAAAGCGATCGTGACCGTTAAGCTGAAGCTTAGCGTTGGTTAAAAGACTTGTTCCGGCACTAAGAGCAGCATTTGTGTAGTTGAAGTGTTCATTAGAAGTGGATACGAAAGTTTCATCCTGAAGAACCCAAACAAGTTCCTTAACAGGGTGGTTAAAGTTAAGCTTAACTTTATTAGCACCAGCAGAAATAGTCTCTTCACCTGTGAACTGAATCTGCTCAATGAGGTACTCGTGGGAAAGTTGAGCGAAACGGCGACGCTCATCAGTATCAAGGAAGATGTAATCAACCCAGAGAGAAGTGGTTCCAAGAGAACCAGAAAGAACAGATAATCCTAGACCAGCATTAGCATCACCTTCTAAATCAGCTAAAGCACGGAACTCAATATTTACCTTAACCTCGTGGTACTGGAGAGCAATAAGAGGAAGGGCGAGTCCAGGGTTGCGACAGAACCAAAACTCGAGAGGGATGTATAGAACAGTATCATCAGTAGTATTCTTGATATCAGCACCAACCATAGTGTTGTAACCAGTCTTCTTACCATCGGGAAGAGAAAGCTCGTTCCAGATGTACATCCAATCACCGTACTGCTTATCAATACGTTGTCCTCCAATTTCAAGCTCTACATTCTTAATTAAAGCAAGACCTACATACTCAGTATAAGCTTCATCTGAACCGGGACCAGGAAGAGTAGCCTGGAGGTACATACGGTGGATGAGATCACCATTGCGGGAGATCTGGCAAGTAACACGGCGTCCGAAATCAGCGGTTCCGTTAAAGGTCTGCTCAATAGACTCCATAGAGAAGTTAGTGTGGCGGCGGTAGACGACCTTGAAGAAGGTAATCTGGGGATTACCAGTAAGGTAAACGTCCTGAGCTCCGTATGCGACAAGTTGTAAAAGTCCTCCTCCCATTGTTTGTTTGTATACAATAAGTGAAGATTTTATTTTTAATTCAATTAGTGTACATATACAAATTTTTATTTAAGAATACCTAATTCTATTTTTATATCGATATACTTTTATGTTTAAAGAAAAAAAATCAAAAAAAAAGCAAATATTATCAAGCAATAAAAATCATGAGACAACGCTAGATGAGAAACATAAACAAATGATATCAACTATAGAATCTCAAATTGAGAAAAAAGATATATTGTTAAAACAAAAAGCTGAGTATGAAAAAGAAAAAACAAAATTATCAGGTCTAATTACAGAATATTATAACAGTAATATTAATGAAGGTGTAGAATATAATATGATATGGGATAGTAATATATATTTATCGGATAAATTACAAGAAATCGATAAGAAGATTTCACTACTTAACGATGCAGAATACGAAATAGAGTATTATGAAAATACAGGAACTATATTATTTGATTATTATGAACTACTAAATCAACAAGAAAATAACAATATTTCTAGTGCAAATAATACTGTATTGAATATTCCGAAACCTCAAAGTAAATGTAAATCAAAAATGCTACCAATAAATCAAAAAAATATTTTAGAAGCGTTTAAAGTACCTAACGAGGATGATACAGATGAAGATAATAGTGATATAGAAGATGAAATACCTAAAGAAAGTAGTAGAGATAAAACTACACTTGTACATGAATATCTTTTAGCTATAGATAATAACTATATGAAAACACTTAATGATTCTGTAACTAATACATGCGAAAGATGTAGTTTAGCTATGAATTGTTTAGCACAAGAAGGATTGATAATATGTCCTAACTGCGGATATCAAGAACTTTTACTTGTTGAACAAAATAGACCTATATATAAACAAGCTAATAAAGAAGCATCACATTATACTTATAAACGAATAAATCATTTCAATGAATGGATAAGTCAAATACAGGGTAAAGAAAGTACAGATATTCCTGAAGAAATATTTGAAAAAATTGCTAATGAAATTAAAAAAGAAAAAATTAAAGATTTATCTAAACTATCGTACAATAAAATGAGAGAAATTCTAAAGAAGATAAATACTAATAAGTATTATGAACACATATATTACATAATATATCGTCTGAATGGAATACCAGCACCAGATTTTTCACCTGAATTAGAAGAAAAGTTAAGAAGTATGTTTAAAGAAATTCAAGGGCCTTTCTTAAAATATTGTCCATCAAATCGTAAAAACTTCTTATCTTATAGTTATGTACTTTATAAATTCTGCGAATTATTAGAAAAAGATGAATACCTTAAGTATTTTAGTTTACTAAAGAGTAGAGAAAAATTACACTTACAAGATCAAATTTGGAAACAGATATGCGAAGATGTTAATTGGGAGTTTATTCAATCAATATAACATTATATAATTTAAGCAGCAGGGAATCCAACAAGGTTGAATCCAAGACCAAGTCCTGCACCCTGACGAGTACTAGCACCAATGGAAGGAGCAACAAGATCAAGGATAGAGAACATAGCTGCAGCAGTTAAACCTAACAAAACGACCTTATCCATGGAAAGAGGCTTATCAGGGAGAATAGAGGCTACAATACCTACAACAAGACCTTCTACAAGGTATTTGATAATACGAGTGAACATTTCTTGATAATCAAAAGTGTACTGCATTCTTTTTATATATTATTAAAAGAAAATAAAATGATTTAAAAAAATATAGTAATATTTATTCATAATGAGTGAAAACAATCTTATTTCTACTAAGGAGGTTGATTACCTTGAGGAGGATAAGCCTATTCGTGGTCAGAATTACGTATGCTTGTCTTTCCTTTCCCCTGAAGATGCTATCAATAACAAAGAAGTGTTCTACTTTGAAAAGTTTATCTCCAAGTTTTCAAACGAAATGGATGAATTATTAAATGGACTTGCAGCCAAGTACAAAGATGATGAAGGAGCTATTAAAGTTATTCGTGAAAATAACGCTCATTTATTTAAAAGCGATGAACTTCAAGAAGCATTTAAATTTTATAAGAGAATAAATAGTGAAACTATTGAAAAAGAATATTTAGAAAAGAATAATTTCCAGACATCGATGCGTGGAATTAAAGTTCGTGGTGTATTTGAATCTTTAAAGGAAGCTCAAATCCGTGCTGAAACATTAAGACGTTTAGGTGATAAAAACTTTGATATTTTTGTTGGACAGGTTGGTGTATGGTGTCCATGGAGTCCTAACCCTGAAGATATGCAAGATCAAGAATATGCTGAGTCGCAATTAAATACATTAATGAAACAATATCAAGATAACATGACTCTTCGTGACGAGTTCTATGAAATGAGGAAACAAGAAAAGATTAGTGATGCACAGAAGCAATTAAAAGAAGCTTTAGACAAGAAAGATCCGTTAACACAAATTAAAGAGGATGAGACTGAGGTAACTGAAGAGACTAAAGAAGAATAAATTTATTTTAATATGATATATGGGTTTAATTAAACGTTTTTTATCTACGTGTAAACTACTTTTTACAGTATGTTTGAAAGGTTGTTATAGAAAGTTTGATAAAACTAATAGAGTATAATTTTTATTATTTATAATAATCAGAGGATTATATTATGAAAGCAATATCAATATTTTTATTATTTATAGGTATGTTTCTTGTTGTTCAAGGATTTTATAGTCAAACATCACAGTGTCCTAGACCAGAAGTTCAAATAAAGTATATTCCTAGAAGTCTATACGAAGAACAACTAAGTGATAAACAGAAATTACAGGTACAATTTAAGAGTTTGTTTGAAGATGTATCTCCGTGGTTACAACTTAAGGAATAAAACTCTCATTGTTTTTTAGGGTAGAATATGTTATCATCTTTCTATACATTGGTTTCAAAATACATGAACAATAATGTTGATATTGACAAAGTTAACAATAAATTTAATGAGTGGAAAAAATATTACGAGGAACAAAATATAAATGAAATACAAAACAAAGAGATTATAATAAAAGCTTTATTTCAAAAAAAAGATGATTTAAATAAGCAGTATGAAAAGTTTTTAGAAGAAAATGCTGAATATAAAAAGAAGTTTGAAAATAGCAGTAAGGGAGAAAAACAACAAACATTTGAAAATTGGATAAAATACCGCGAACGTGAATTACAAGAATTGATTAATATGACGCAAGAATAATATAACATTGTAATTATATAAATACATTTGTAGAATAAATATTGCTTTTATATAGTAGTTGTAATATATTAATGAATAAATCATTCAAAATAAATATAGGTGCTTTTATTATATCTCTTGCTTTAGGTATATTATTTGTATATATTAATACTCCTAAACCTAAAATAATATTTAAATATCCAACACCAGATAATGCTAATAATATTACTTATAAAGACCCTGCTAATAATTGTTATAAATATACTGCTAAGAAAGTAGAATGTAATGACAACTATAAAGATCAACCTGTGTCTTTATAATTTTATATTAATCATATAGATTATATATGAGAGGTATTTTTTCTGATGCAAATGAACTTACCAACAAATTATTCTATGAAAAAAAGGGACAGATTGTTGTTTCTGCTATATTTGGGTTCGCTATCGCTTTAATGTTTCAGAGAGTTTGTAAAGATAAAAAGTGTATTGTAATTAAAGCCCCTGATATGAAAGATATGACATCAAATACTTATAAATTTGAAGGTAAATGTTACAAATACAATACTATATCTGTATCTTGTCCTAATGACAAAGATAATGTTATATCTTCTTAATGACTATATAGCGTTTAAAAATACTTTATTTTTCTATATTGATATAATATGACGTCAATGAGTACTCCTATTTCTAAAATTCCTGATAAAGAATTATCAAGTAATTCAGAATCTCATGAAGATGATCCTGAAGTAAGGGAAATACTTGAACAGGCTAAAAATCCGGATCCTGTTCACGTAGTGCCCCAACCGGATATGTCTCAACCTCCTGTACAACAGTATTACTCACAACCTGTTGCTAACCAAAGTCCTCTAGTTATGGGCGAAACAAATAATATTATTGATAACGATAGAGCAAAGAAAGTACTTTTATATACTATTATATCTATG